ATGTATCTAAACTCTGGTCAAGATACCCTATGTTAATCCAAGCATCATTAGCCTCAGCCCTAATCTTAAGGATGTTAGAGGTAGTATCATACCACATCATGTTGGCATAAGTTGTAGATGGCGCAGAAGGCCCACTATTGTTACTACCTAGAGCTTGTAACGCAGAGGTAATGTCTGCCCTAGTGGCAGGAAATGCTTGGTTTGCGATTACTAAGTCATTCTGTGACATTTAGTTATACTCCACATAAGCTGTTAGTGCAGAAACAGACGGGGTTACATTGTTTGCGACAGAGGTAAGTTTAACCTTAAATCTAAACGCTCTTGCACTAAGGTCTGCAACTTTAATTGCACTATAGTCAGACCAAGTAGGTGAACCCGCTGGATCATCCTGTGTTGTAGATACAAGTGTTATTATGTTAGTATCTGAGAATTGACTGCTGCCACCCAAATCATCAAACAGACCGGGAGCATCATCAAATAACCCCGGTTGGTCATCAAATAGGCCAGCGGTAGCATCATGTCTTGTCGTTAGCCCACTGACGTAAACACGACACCTCTTAACTGTACTATCGCCAGTTTCTATATAGTTACTAAAGAAGTATTCACCTTCTGATGGTGCTGTAACATAGTCGTCAATACGAAGGTTATTACTCACAACTTCAGTGTTTGTCTTAGTGCCAGTGAAGGTTGGGCTGTCTGTAAGGCTTAAGGTATTAGCAAGAGGTTCAATGTTAGCTACAGGCACAACTACAGATGTATAGTTCACCGATGTAATACCAGACTTGTCTACAGCTTTAACCATGTATGTACCAGCCCTAGCTGGAACTGAAACACTAGACGCTGGCCTAGATACCTTATCGACATACGTTAGAGCATTACCCCAGCTTGCACCAACCAGATCAGGGGAATATCGTATGATGTAATACGACAGATCAAGATCAGGTACGGCGTTCCAGTCGAGGGTAATAACTGGGCCATTAACTTCAGCTACAAAACCTGTGACATCAGATGGTGGATCAAGTAGACCAGAGGCATTTATGTTATCAAGCTCACTCCACTCACCCTTGATACCAAAGGTGTTGATAGCCCTAGCCCTAAAGTCATAGTCACCATCTTCAAGGTCTACAGCTTCAAACTTACCAAGTTGACCTGTGCCAAGCGTAATCCAGTCTGTATCAGAAGATAGCTTAAACTCAGCCTCAACGTAGTCAATTCTCTCAGGTGCGCCAGAGGTAACATTGAGTGTGATGATGTTAGTTAGCTTCTCACGGATAACTTGGGTTCTAACTGTTGCTGCCAAGCCCACCGTAGGAACATCAAATGGTGACAGGAGAGTTGTGTTATCTCTCTCGTAGACGACACCATCATCAACTTCATCATATACAGATTCAGCAGTTTCCCGTAAGGTCATCTGTGTCTGTAGGTCAAGGCCATCAGTAAGACCAAAGTCCCAAGCGATAACTTCAAACTCTTTGTTATCCCAACCAAAGCGGGAGTTAGTCAAGCGGATGTTATCACCAACTTGTACTTGAAGTGTCTTTAACCCAAAGGAAGCACTAACAGTAAGCTGCTGTCTATTACGCTCCAGCGAAATTCTAGCAATGCGTCTAGCCTCAATAGAGTTATCTGTAAATGGTAGATCAACATCAGCTACGGACTCCTGTCCACCATCAGCGGCAACAAATGCTGCATTAGTTACTTGTGGGTAGTCTGTAGTCTGCCAGTTGCTCTCTTCACCACGGAATGTACCTTTGACAGTATTGAAGTTATCCCTACGGGAATGACGTGTGGATACACTCATACTAGAGCGCAAGTCATCTTCGTTGAGATCTAGCACAGGTGCAGTCCAGTAGGCCGGTTTCATACGCCACTTACCCTGAGCATACCATAAGCTACCGTCCATAGACGTTAGGATACCGTTAATCATGTCGTAAGGAGTAGAGGCTGTAGTGAAAGCACCATTACAAGTATAACGTGTTGTACCAGCGATTGTGTTAGTCTGGTCACATACGTTAGCAGCAGCAGTAACAAGAGTGTCGTCAATGTTAGCGGTTTCTTCAGCTATACCATAAGAGGACGTTAGGTAATCCCTCAAGCATAAAGCTGGGTTATCTGACCATGCTGTCGTTGATGTACGAGGGTCATAGACTTTCTTACCACTGATGGTAGCTGTGATCTCAGGGATACCATTGGGGAATACATCAGCATCAAAGGCTAACCGTATATACATATAAGCAATACCACGGAGCCTGTGTTCAGTAGTCCAGTGGGCAGACTCATTTACAAGGAAGGTATCAGCAGTTTGATTTGGTGAACCCAAGTGTAACTTGATACGGACTTTACCATCGTACTTACTTGGGGAGGTAACATTTCCGCTACCATCTAGTGTTACAATCTCATCGTTGATGTAGATTTCATCAAAGGACTGTATCTCATGTCCAGCGACAGCAACAACACGATGTAGGTACTTGTTATTCTCACCTGTGGCTTCATCGTATATACGAGCGCCACCAACACGAACCTTACCATAGATAATCTGATGGTCTAATGCAGTGCCAATAGCTGTAGTTTGATAGCCACGGTTGCCAAGACTTGGTGGTTTGGGCGTAAGCGCCCGTAATGCTGCTGCACCAAGTGCGATTGTCGCAGCACCGACAGCACCTATTAGAAATAGAGAGGTTGTCGCTGGCAAAGCAAGAGCGTAAAAAGTGGCGCTTCCAATCGCAAGAAGGGTGGAAACTACAACCATATTATAAAACCTTCTCGTATTTAGTTTCTATCTCATGGTATCCCATGCGCACAAGGAAACGACCAATAGGGTTCTTGCTAGAGGAAGACGCTACAACCCTGTAGATACCATCTTCTTTCATACAAGTCTCCACAAACTTAAACAGTCGTTTACCCACTGTAGACTTCCTGTAGTCCTTGTGGACGTAAACTGCATCGTAAATCCCAACAGGGTCAAACTTAGATGTCAGGGGGGCTGTAATGAGAACGACAAAGTACCCAATCAATAGTCCATCTTTTCTCGCGGTGAAGAACTTAAGATGTCCAGCTTCCTCTAAACGAAAATACTCATCCCAGTTAATATGAAGCTCTTGTGTAGGATGACCTGACTCGTCCCACTCAAGTATAGCTAAGGGGGCAACTTCATCTTCTACAAGGCTTAAGAACTCTTGTTGATACTTAACCATTACTTTCCGCCCGACCCCAAGAAATCTTCTTGTCCTGTAGGTCTTCAATAAAGTCACATCCAAGATCACCGGGGTAAACTGACTTCTGATAACCAGAGGTAAAACGAGCTACTCTAGCTCTCTCAAGGTCAATAAGTTTGTTCTCAACAGTCATCTCGATGGTAGCTGTATCTCCAGCTTCTTCGATGTTCATCTGATCCATGTAACCTGAGAAGACCTGATTGAATACCTTCTCACCCATGACCCCGAAATAGATATTACACACACGACCCTGATAAGGTTGCGTGAGGGCTAAACTGATTAAGTTTGAGGGGATACCAGTTAGGGTTATTGTTGCTCCCTTAACAGCCATCTCTTGCGTTTCTTCTATGCTTGAGATGTTTAAGAGTTGTCCTGCACCAACGTAATCCTTCCCACCTACAGTGAGAGTTCCTACACCAGTCCAAGTGTACACAGGATTACCATCAAACAGGAGGTCAACAGCAAAGAACGGAAATACTTCAGGTTGTTCTATTGAAGTTACTGTAGTCGGGGTTAGGTCTCTTGACATGGTATTTCCTTATTACACGAGGGCCTCAACAGCCTCAAACGATATTCCATATGTTGACGCATTATTGATTGACCATGAGGATATGTTTGTTGCTAGTCTAAAGACACCCTTTGGTGCATTAAAGATAACTGTCTCACTCGTATAGTCAGAGCGTAACGCTGGCCATATCTCTAAGCTACCATCTCCGTCTTGATCTAAGAGTACCTGATGGAGTTTAGCTGCTGACCCTGACCCAAGCTGAATGTAGTCACCCGCCAGTAATGTGCCAGTCATAACGACAGTAACAGTTTCATCCCCAGCACTACCTGTGAGTGTACATAAGCTAACTGTACCCTGTGGTGTAGCATAGTCAGGATCACCTAAGAGGAACGTACCAGTTTGACCCTTAAGTCCAACCAGTAGTGCCTTCCACTGTGCAGCCTTATCACGATGTACCGAGGGAATATTGACTGAGGCTTCCCACTTCTGTCCACCGTGGGAAATGATCTGTTGCTTATAGGTAAAGGGGGACTGAGAGGTAGCTACAGCATTAACTGCCCTTAGCTCAATGCTCTCAATCCCGATAGAC